ATGAAATGGGAGGTTATGAAGGCAGTATGCAATATGATCCCAAGTACGACTATGTAGAAGTAGTTGAAGAAGTGGGCATGGGAGCAGAAGTTAATAGCATTGTTACTGAAATGGCTGAAGATTTATTAGCTCAAGCTGAAAAAATGGGATATAAGAGATTCCCTACAGATTTCGATGGAGCGCATCACGTAAATAAAGAGCAAGAACGGCTAGATAAATTTAATAAAGATAATCCAACCGATAACCTACAAGACTTAATGTAACATGAAAACCTATGAAGTAGAATTTACCTCATCAACCTTTCGCACATATTATGTGGATGCAGAGTCAGAGCATGAAGCAAATGAGATAGCTTTAAAAGCTCTTGAAGAAGACTTTGAAGTTTCTCCAGCATGGGTAGAGAATGCAGAAATAAATTATATCGAACAAATCGGTAGAACAGAAACGCCAGAAAGTTGTGAATAATGAATATATATCTATTAAATAATAAACGAATTGAAGGACAACCCCTCAACTCTCAAATATTAAAGGCAAGCACTAGAACAAGTGAGTTTCCAGAAGGAATTATTGTAAAGGTTCTTTATGTAACAGAGAATGGCTTTCCTTCTATAAGGTGTTGGATTAAAGAATATGGAGCATATAATTATCCACAAACTTTAATGCTAGAAAATTCATGGAATGGCGATCAAATACATTGGTTTAATACCTGTTGCTCTGGAGCATTTACTTTAGATAAGTGGCACGAAATGCTTGAGGCGTTGAAACCTGTTGAGCGTTGGATGGAACAGGCTTTAGAATATAATCGAAGGAAACAAAATGCGAGACAAACTTATAGTCAAGCAGTATAAGATTATTCTTGATGAGTTTGACCTCGAAATGGTCAAGCAACTCGCAGAAGAAATGGAGCATGACCTATATGCGCTTCCTCTTGAGGAGGCGACAATCCAAGGTATTTTGAAACAAATAATTAATCAATCAAATAATGAACAATCACAAAGCAGAGAAGATTCTTAACCTATGGCGACAATGCAAAGACGATGCCCTTACATGGGACTTGAACAACGTAAGCAATGGAATAGATTTTACATTAGCGAAGGAAACATTTATAGAAAAGTTAGAAGCACAAAATTTTGAATGTATTGGCGAGGGAGCGTATAAATTAGTATTCTCAAAGAAAAGTATTGACTTTGTAGTAAAGATTTACCATACTGGTTCCATTGATGATAGAGAAGACAAGAGATTTAAATTAACCAAATATTGCGTAAAGCCGTACTACAAATGTAAATGCATCTGTATTCAGCCCAAAGCAAAGAGAAATAAGAAAAATAAAGCATATAAGTTTTTAGAAGAAAGACTAGGCAAAGATTATTGTGAGCTATTTGATGTTCACCCAGAAAACGTAGGATGGATAGATGACAAGCCAGTAATATTTGACTATGTAGCTTGCGGAGGCTAGGCAAGTGTAATAATATATATGTTAAAATGGAATTATAAAAAAGACCGCTTTGACGTTGAACCAGAGTCACCTAAACAAAAATATAATAATAACCTTAAATATAGATGCCCCAATGCTGAATATGCAGGAACCAATCTTTTATTTGGACTCTTGGCAGGAGTCCTGTTTATTAATTTTTTAATATTCTTAATAGTTTTATTTTAAAGGGGGCATAGTTCAACGGACAGAACAAGAGACTTCTAATCTTTAGATGGGGGTTCGATTCCCTCTGTCCCTACCAGTTTTATGAAAAAAATTCTATTGTTATTACTTTTGCCATTTATTGCTTGTGGAACATGGGATGTAAATGCACTCAACCTTTCAAGCGTATTGCAGAATACTGAATCGAACTGGAAGTATTTAGATTGGCTTGGGGCGTATTATGAGACAGAGAGCGGATGGATTTACCACAACAAGCAAGGGTGGATTTATCCTTCTCTCGACCCAAATAATGGTATTTGGTTTTATTGGGAAATGATTGATAGTTGGGTTTGGACTCATCCCCAAATATATCCTACGGCATGGGATAGTTTTACGGAAAATTGGTTTCAATGGGAGGTAAGACTTACGACAACTTTTGATTTTGTAAGATGAGCAATTATAATTACATAAAATTAATTGAAGCATGGAAAGATGGCAAATATATCGAAGTTGGAGAAGAGGTAGCAAAATTTCATCCAGCACAAGTAATTGAATTTATTAATCTGTTCATTAAAGATAATGGACTCAACGAACTTAAAATACTAAAAAGTTTTGTAGAATGAAAATAGAAATAAAACCTTCCTATCCAAGATGCGGGAATACCGCAGATAAATCCTCGTACAATAAAGAATGTTGGGACGTTTACGTTGATGGCAAGCTCCATTTTTCCACCACAATTGACCGAAAATACCTTGAAGAGCATACTATCCCCGAATGGTTGCGACATTTAGAGGAGGAGTGAGTTGGCTCTATCAGCGGTCTGGAGACTTTTTTTCTTTTTTTTCTTGACCTTTCGCCAGAAATCACTTGAATGGTTGGCATGAATTACGCAAAAATTATGGATTCGCTGTTCGTTGACCCGAAATTGCAGGAGCAACTTGTTGTTCCTTTTGAGGAGTTTCGACCTGTTCGCAAAAAGAAGGAACTGACCCTTGACTCTTTTATCAATGACTTGACCTACGGCAAGGTTAAGGAAGGTACAGATTATTGGGAAGGCATTAAAGTAAAAAATGATGTAGATTATTTTAAGCGTTGGGTGTTTGCTTTTTGTAGCATTCATACGACTTGGGAGAATAACGTCAAGGGATATAATATTTTAACTCAAGACCTTTCTTGGACTCTTTCAAAGGAGCGTTTGCTGGAGATGATTCAAGATAGCTCGTTGGGCTTGACCAGTATGCGCTATAAAGCACTTTGGGATTTCACTCGTAAGTTTCGGGCAAACCCAAAGCAGTTTTATAAGAAAAACAATGAAACTTGGCAGGAATGTCGGAATAGACTTGCTAAAGATACTTATGGAATTGGATTAGCAAAGACTTCTTTTGTTCTTAATTTGAGCTTTCCAGTTGAGGCATCCGTATGTTGTCTAGATGTTCACCTCTTGCGTTTTCTTGGTTGGGACAAGAAGGAAAGTCCTTCTCTCGTCAAGTATGAAGAGATGGAGCAGAAATGGATTGACAAATGTGATGAACATGGTCTAGGCTATGGAGTTGTACGAGAATTGTATTGGAATAAGGTTCAAGGCAAGCGCAATAGTCGTTACTGGTCATACTGCTTGGAGAATTAAAATGTCAAGAGAAGATTCCAAAAGAAAAGCTCAAGCTCGCCAGAGAATCTGGGATGCTCTAGGAAGTGCATTACCTCGCATTAGAGTTCTAGGAGGCTTGCATGAGTCTGACCTAGACTGGATAGTAAGGAGGGCTTTAAGCATCAACAAGTCTATTACATTAAAAATAGAAAGAGAAAGTGACGGCAAGCATATCAAAATAATCTTGGAAGCGGTAGAAAAAAAATGAAAGATATTATAAAAGTAATTCTTGAAGCCAATCAAGACATTAATATGGCAAGCAAATATGCTAGAGAATATTTAGCAGAAGAAATAGAGAAAGAAGTTCACGAAACTATTAATAAAATATTCATGGAAGAATATGAATTAAGAATAAAGACACAAGCAGACACTCCTTTTTAAAATGAATAAAGAAACAATTATAGATGACTTTGCCGATAGGAATTATGATGAGAAGATTCTGCGAGCAACTGGATTAGACGAGGCGTGTATTGGCTGGACTGATTCTTGGAATGGACACAATAGAAATATACGGCTAGTTTATGACGTAGGGCAAGTTATAAAAATTTTCCAAGAAAGGGATGGCATGAGCTATGAAGATGCGGTAGAGTTTTATGATTATAACGTAGCAGGAGCCTATATGGGAGAAAGCACTCCCATCTTTATTAATTCTATCGAAGATACATTAGAATATACTATGTAATCAAAGTGTAATCTCCTGCATGGATGCAGATACATATTACGAATCAGTTAAATTTTATATTACAGAATTAGCAAAAATCAAAACAGAGCTTGCAAACCATGAGACTGAATATCATCCAGAAAAGGTAAGAGAGCTTATTAATTCGTATAAATATACTATTCGTAAAGTGATTGAGCATGGGGAGGCTTATTTAAGCCTAGACAATAAAGACGAGCGGAAAGCGCAAAAGATTTATGACACAACAAACGCATACAGAAAACTATTAGATTCAATATCAAATAATGAATAATTACAATCAGCCAAATATTCCAGAGGAGGTTCTCTGGGTAAACAATTCCATTATAAAAAGCATGGATTTAAAAAAGATAAAGACAAGTCGCAAGACTGATACTTATCCCGACAAAACATTTGTGATTAAAATGTCGCAGATTAAATCGCAAAGAAAAAATGCTTCAATAACTTTTTGGGGCAAAAGCAAGACTAAACATTATCCAGCGAATCAATGGCGACCAAATGGACATACATGGACTTATCGACCCAAGTCTGTAACAAATATTTACTTTGATAAAGACACAAAGGAATATACCTTTAGTTGGGGAAGCGGTGGAGAAATCAGCGAGTCAGAATTTTATTCGCTTTTTAAAATATCCAGTTCAGTTAAAGAATTTTTAGAAAACATTTGACATTCCCCAGAAATCTGTCAGGCTTAATTACATGAATAAAAAATTCACATACAAAGCAGTCTTATACTCTTACAAGGAAGATGATAGGAAGTATCATGGGTTTTCCAAAAAAAGGGATTACCTTAATTTACTTAAAATAGAAAAGACTTTCATAGACGAGGTTGGTTTAAGGAAAAATTGCTTTGAATTAGCTACGGAAATATTTAAGAAGAGAGGGCATGAGTACGATTGGGATTCGGATGAGGGGCTATGTGTCGGCATCGTACCCAATAGGGGTAACGTCAGAGCAGAATCTTTTTGTGATTGGGCGTTGAGTGGATGCCAGAATTAAATTTAAAAAACATTTGACATTCTCCAAAAACCTGTCAGACTTATATTCACAATGAAAGAAATACTAATAGCTTCAATCTTGGCTTTAACATTTGCCGTAATAGGCGCAGTCGCAGAATACAAGTACGACTTGATTCTAAACTATTTAAATTAATAAAATTTCAAACGAGGTATTGTGGCGGTCGATTGGTGTTATAAGAGACTGGTTACTTTTCATCACCTTTTCCGTAATCACATAAAAGCGGAAAGACTTTCAACTATTAAATAAAACTTAACAATTCAAATGCGTTATAAAATTTCAAACGAGGTAGATGCTTTCGGCAAGGAGTATTACCAAGTAATAGACACTCACTCCATCAAGGACGATACAGATGAAATCATCTGTCCAACATTTAATAACTTACAAGACGCTAAAATTTGTGTGGCTAAATTAAACGGCATCAAAGGAGGTGTTTTATGGGATGGCAGTTCATCAGAACATGGAACAGACTATTTTGAACTGGAAGAATTAATTACTATTAGCGCAGACGTTGAAAGCGACATTGAGGCTTTAATAGATAAAATTGACAGGCACTCGCCTAGACCTAGCGAAATAAAAGAAACACTTCAATCAATTAAAAATCTTCATTCATTAAGATACGAAAGAGTATTCGACTATTTTAGTGAAATGATTAAGAAAGGCTATATTAAACCTAGCGAAATATACGAGGAAGTCTAATGAGCTTAACTAAAACTACAAGATATAGAGTAAAACAAAATCAGACTGATTACTATAATAAAACCTATACTCTTGAAGAATATATTATTGAAGGTGGAACAAATGGGGCTGATGGAAACGTCATCCAATCTGGAAGAGTTAAAATAAAAGAGGAGGACATACTTAATTTAATACAATTTTGCTTGGAGCAACGAATCCTAGTCGAAAAGAAAAAAGAAGGAAAACAACTTTACAATTATTTACAGATGGAGGACAAGTATCAGCCAAATAAAAAAACTATTGAAGCTAACTTTATTGACCCGACAACTGCCTACGAGGATAGTTTGAGCAAACCTGCACTTGACAGGCTAAAAAGGACAGGCTCAACAAGTTGTCAGGCTTTGCACCATCAAGTTTCTGACGTTTTTTAAAAAAAAGATTTGACATTGCGCCAAAACCTGTCAGACTGGTTTACAAGATTAAGAAAAACCTACACTAATTACTGATTATGATTACTACAAACAAGACACACACATTGGTTCGCTCACATGACTTTAAAGAATCCGAATTTGGCATCGACCAAGAGGACATTTCTTTTGTTATTGATTTATTGAGGAATCAAATTTATTCTAATAAACCTCTCGCAGTTATTCGGGAATATTCTACCAATGCCGTAGATGCCCATGCTGAAGTAGGGATTGGCGATACTCCTATTGAGGTTACATTGCCAACGAAGTTTGAGCCAACCTTTAAGGTTCGTGATTTAGGTACTGGATTGACTGACGAAGAGATTCGCAATCTTTATACTCGTTATTGTAAGTCAACGAAACGTAATTCCAATGCTTTTACTGGTCAATTAGGTATCGGGTGCAAGGCTGGATTTGCTTATGGAGATAATTTCGGTATCATTTCGTACAATAATGGCACAAAGAATACTTATAATGCTCAAATTGATGAGTCGGCTAAAGGCAAAGTAATTCTTATGGATTCATCTCCGACTACTGAACCTAATGGTATGGAAATTGTTATTTCGGTAGCTGATACTGATGTTGATACTTTTAGAAAAGAATCGCTCAACTTATTTCGTTATTTTAAAATCAAGCCAAAGATTCACAATCTAGGCGAAGATAAACTTGAAGAAAAAGTTGTTTCATTAAAAGGTGACTTTTGGACTCTATATGATGATGGTACTGCCAACCATAATGGTTATCGGGCAAGGTATGATTATAGTAGGTCAAATCAGACGATTGCTATAATGGGGAATATCGGGTATCCTATTCAGAGTGATTCTATTCAGCACATGGATTCTAATCTACAAGATTTATTGTCCGTAGATAATCTTGAAATTGAATTTGACATTGGAGAATTAAATATTGCTCCAAGTCGTGAAGGCTTGGAATATACCAAGCGTACTCAAGAGGCAATTAAAAAGAAAATTCAGTTAGTTAAAGATGATCTAGAAGATATTGCACAAGAAAAATTAGGTAATGCTTCTGATCTTTATGAAGCGAAGTGCAATTATGCGTCTATTATTAATTCGTTGCCATATTCTATTCAACAGGTATTGCAGAATAGTTTCAAGTGGAATGGTATTAAAATTACTGATGCTCGCATTCACCAAATTAGGGTGGATCATTATAGCCCAGAAATGACTATCCGTAATTACTGGAAGGAAGATGATTCCGATAATACAGATGGCTATAAAGTAAAAAGTCGATTAGTAAGGACAATTGATTGTCATGCAGATAATTTGCTTGGATATAATGATTGTACATCAAATCATGGTATGGCATTAAAAGCTCGCACATTATTTAAGGCAAATCCAGATGCAAAGAATATCTTTATGGTTTGGTTCAAGGATGATACCACAAAGAAAAAGTTTTATGATGAACGAGACTTTGAACACATTAGCGATAATAATATAAATTATTTTTCAAAGCTAGATAAGGCTCCAAGCGGTTACGTTTCAAAGGGAGGCACTCGAAAATCATCAGCAGGTTCTCGCCAACACGTTAAGGTTTTTAAGTTGCGTTTGGATTCCTCTCACAATGACCAAGACAATTGGCTTGATGTTGAAACAGATGATGCGCCAACTCAAGGTGTTTATGTACCAATCCTGCGATACAAGATTGTTAATGGTAAACGTCATGCTGAATCTTTTGACACAAGAGAATTAGCAACCTTTATTAAAAGCATAAAAGATATTTGCGGATTAGAAGTGGAGGTTTATGGAGTCCGTTGTAAGGATACCGAAAAGTTGGACGATTCTAACTGGACGCATTTTAAATCTTGGTTGAAGAAAAATGTTGATACGATTATCACTCCAAAGTTGTGGCAGGAATATGCTGATGAATTATCGTACAATAATATTAGTTCAATTGACTTTATGTCTTGCCAAGAGTTTGTAAAGAAAGCTGAAGAATTGGATGATTCTAATATCATTAAAAAAGCTATCAACTTCCTTCCAAAGCATGACGATGGATCATATCATTATCATTCTCTCCAAAGGGTTAAGACTCTGCTTGTAGCTTTAAAAGCGATGGATACTGCTTACGATGGAGATTTCATCTCTAATAATATCAAGCAATATACTGCTGAATTAAGCAAAGAGGATGTAGAAAAGGCTTATAAGTTATATCCGATGATTGAAATGGTTGAATTGTACTCTTGGAGATTTGGCAAAGATTCAGCAACCAAATTGGTTAATTACATAAAACAAATGGATGAGCTAACTCGACTTCAGCAAGGGAATCTTAATCAGTAAAACAAGTGTAATCATAGTAGTAGCCAGAGGGAACTACGTTCCCTCTGGTTGCTCAAAATTTTTAAAGAAAAACATTGACAAAAAGAAGAATCTATCATAAACTTATGGTAGTTAAAAATTAAAGAGGAGAAAAAAATATGACTAAACTAGCTTATAATCTCGGAGAAAACGCCATCACCATCTTTGCGGATGGTCAAGTTCATTCAGTTCGCAGGGACAATTTGAACTTCATGCAGGTTCGTCAGTCTTTACTTGACGGAAATTACGATAAAGTTATCAAACTGGTAGACACAAAGAGTGCAGTTGAAGACTATTCTTTGGGCAATATCCAGATTAAGGAGGGTGATGTTTATTACAATCATTCTTCTGGCGAGCAAGAAAAGCTCAATGGAGTTGTGATTGATAAGTTGTTGTCTCTTATGCGTGAAGGCATTAAAGACCCTTCTCCGATCTTCAATTTTATTGAAAAGCTATTGGATAATCCCTCTCGTAATTCAGTAGAGCAACTTTATAACTTTCTTGATTACAAAGAATTACCTATTGATCCAGATGGATATGTTATTGGATACAAGGGTGTTAGTGATGATTATAAGGACAAGTATTCTGGAAAGTTTGATAATAGCGTTGGAGAAACGCTTGAAATGAAGCGTAGGAGTGTCGATGATGATCCTAATAACGGATGCTCTTATGGGTTTCACGTTGGATCATTTGATTATGCAGATGGTTGGGCTGGTGGAGATGGCAAGCTCATGGTTGTCCGTTTTGATCCCAAGGATGCAGTAAGTGTTCCTAGTTGTTCTTCATATCAAAAGTTGCGAGTATGTAAATACGAAGTGATTAATGAAATTACTGATGGTCGCAAGGAATGGGATAAGCCTGTCTATTTTGATGAGGATGAAGATTATGATTCTGATTGGGATGAAGAGTATTATGACGATGATGAAGATGAATCATGGGATGATGAATTGTCTGCAAATGAATTATCAATTCGGAATTACATTGAAAATCGTCATGCAGAGGGAATTAATCCAACAATAAAACAAGTGCAGTCAAGGATGAAAGGCATTTCGTTATCTTCTAAAGAAATCATTGCGATTGTTGAAGGGCTTAATTCTGATGGATGGACTTTTAAGGTAGAGTCGATTGACGATAAGAAAACAAGTCGGTCTGAAATTTACGCTAACTATAGGAATTAATATTATAATATGGGAGGGGGGCTAATGCCTCCCTCCCTTTATTACAGATGTTCAAACTTAATAGCATAAAAAGTTATTTATTTTACTCTTACTTTCAAGAGGCTCATTTTGTAGCGATAGATAACCTTCCACCAATTATTGTTAAATTATTTGCTATTACTGATGATGATGGAGTTGTTGTTACATTGCCATACAATGAGAAATATGAAAAAGATTTTAAAGATGTTTCTTTTACTCAAGGAGAATTATTTGAGGCGAGCCGATTCGATGACAGAATTGAAGTAAAGGATACGGAGGGAGTTAATCGCAAAGTAAGATTTTTTAAGCTACATAATATGCTAACAGATAATTATAAAAGATTTTTAATGAAAGAGGAAGAAACTTTCTGAAGCAGAAAGTTGTTTTTTCATTGACATTATCAATGAACCTGTCACAATTGAGGCATGATTAAGAAATTCGATACATTATACAAGAGAGATACCAAAGGCAAGATTCGCCAATGGACAATTCACGTTCAAGGAAACAAGTTTTGGACAGAAGGAGGCATTCGGGGAATGAAGATGAATGTCGCCAAACCAACAAGTTGTCATTCAAAAAATTTGGGACACATAAATGAAACTTCTCCAGAAGAGCAAGCAGAACTTGAAGCTCAAGCAAAATGGGAGAAGAAGCTAAAGGCAGGTTATTTCTCAAACGTAAATGATGTAGATAACAAAAAGTTTTATGAGCCTATGTTGGCACATAATTATAAAGACAGAGCAGACGAAGTGAAGTTTCCTGTTTATTCGCAACCAAAATTAGATGGAATTAGGTGCATCACAAGATTAGAAAAGGGAGAGGTTGTAGCCAGAACAAGGAATGGCAAAGTAATAGAAGCAATTCCCCATATCACTAATTCATTAAAAAGTTTTTTCCTAGCAAACCAAAATTCTATTTTAGATGGAGAATTATACAATCACGACTTGAAAGATAATTTCAATAAGATTGTTTCACTTGTTCGCAAACAAAAACCTGTTAAATCAGCGAAGATGACAGATAAGGCGTTTGCCAAGAAAGAAAAAGAATTTGCCGATAGGCTAGAAGAGGGAGCAGAAACAATTCAATACTGGATTTATGATTGCCCGAAAATAGCTCATGCAGAAGAGAAGGTTCCATTCTTTTTAAGGTTTGAGACATTATTAAATTCCTTACAAGAAAAGGATTGCATTAAACTTGTGCAGACAACAGAAATTACTGGACAAAAAGGCTTGGATGAATGTTATAACGAATACTTACGAGATGGCTTTGAAGGTCAGATGGTAAGGAAGGATATGCAGTACGAACAGAAACGCTCTACGTTTCTATTAAAACGTAAGGAATTTAGGGATGCAGAGTATAAAGTGGTCGATATTGAAGAAGGAAATGGGAATCGCCAAGGAACGGCAAAACATTTAGTGTTGATTGACCCAAAATCTTATCAGCAATTCAATTCTAATATTAAAGGTAATTTTGAATATTTGGCAGAAATTCTTAATAATAAAGATGAGTACATTGGCAAAATGGCAACAATCAAATTCTTTGAAAAGACTCCAGATGGAATACCAAGATTTCCTTACGCAATAGGATTTAGAGATTATGAGTGATAGCGAAACACAATCGGACTATAAAATTATTGAAACCAAAATCGACTTCATGGAAAAGATGTTAGATGATTATATAAAAAATAATGGCTATCCAACTATTAAGCAAATACAAGAGCAAAACACAATGTCTTTAAATAAAGCATTGGAATTAGTTTTAGAAATGGCAGAGAATGGTAGAGTAAATTATACTCCCGACTCTCTTTATAAGAGTAAATATGATACCGCAATTGCAAAAGTAAAACATTTCAATAAACAATTATAGTTCCAAACAATTACAAAGACATTAGAAAATATGCTACCAACAGGAGACTTTATGAATCAAAGATATAGTGTTTACGACAAAGAGGACAGATGGGCAACCTCCTACAACTTGGGCTTTGGCAAGGCTCTGGCATTGAGATGGGCGAAGATTGCTTGTGACCAATTAGAGGGTAAAGTGACCCTTGTTAGCGATGGGGAACCTCGTCAGGAGAAGGTAGTTTACCAAAAGCCCAAGAAGAAGAAATAGTTTTCTATTTGGTATTATATCCATATAAGGAAGAATATATAGCCAAATACAAGAAGTATATATTATATAATAATATATAAAGTAAAAATTGCTGGAAAATTTAGGTGAAAAATACTACCACTCCTAATTAAATATATATTTTTGTATAATAAAATCATTATTTCAATTAGGAAAATAAATTAAAAAAGTATTTGACATTCCAGTTTAATTCCTCTATTCTATTATCAGACAAAATCAAGTAAGCCAAACTCAACAACAATAATAATATGAATATCACAATTGGAAACTATCGCATTAAACGAGCAGACGATTTAAATTTAGTCGTTGAAAATTTAAGAACTCCAGCTTTGAGCAAGAATCCAAAGATTGCCGAAAGACAATCGCACGAAAAAAAGTGGCATTTTGTCGGGTACTGCGACAAGCCCGAATTAGCTTTAAATAAAATAATAACACATTCATTAGTAAATGAAGAAGTAGAAGGCGCAAATAATTTGATGGAAAAAATTGTTGAGTTGCGGGGCGAAATAAAGGATGCGGTATCCCAAATCCAGACGCAATAAAAGGGTTGGTCAGGAATCAAGTGGGGGCGGTTGCGATACCGCCTCCACTTCTCCCGCTCCCTGCGCTCGAAATTTAGTATTAACTATTCTATTATCAATTATGCCATTAGCTTGCGCCTTAATTTATCAGAACACACAAATAAATAAAGCAAATAAAGAATTAGAAACTTACTCGCAATTACTAGAGCAACTTAATAATAAAGAAAATCTTACAGAGCAGGAAGAGCAAATAAAAGAAGATTTAGAGGAAAAGCTAGAAGAAAAGCCCCCAAATAATAATAAAACAAAATTTATAAAGCGAGATTGGCATAATAATAAGTTTGGCGGTTCAAATGGTAGAAGAAAGACTCGCTAATTTTAAAGAATTTTCAATACTTTTGGCGCATTTCGAGCAAATAACAACAAATAAGAACAAATAATGAAAAATCACGCACTCAAAGGTTTATGGACAATTATAGTTGTATTTATAATATTTTTATTCTTGCTATCTTTTGGTTGTAGTCATCAGCCTTATCCTAGTGAAGCATATCTAGGAGAATACATTGCAAGCCGAATGGAATACAACGCAAATAATAATAAAGAATCTTTAGTAGAGGCAGAGAGGAATTGGAATATGTACTTGAAGGCTAGGGTAAGTGAGTAGCTTAATTTTATTCTTTTCTTTATGCAGTTCACTTGGCTCAATTTCGGGCTTGACAAAAGATGGAGTAGAGGTCATACTGGTTTACTTAACAATGACAATAGTATGTGCCACAATGTGGTTCGCCATCTATAAAACAATCCAAATATTATTAAAATGAAACACACCTACTTAATTCTACTACTTTTTCTATCTGGTTGCGCCTCCAATGCTGATTGGGGTAAATACAGAGGGACTAGCAATACAACTTCAACTACATTTAATAATAAAGTAATTACGCAAGAACAATTGAACACTCATGCGGAGCAAATACAAGAAGAGGCAAAGCACATGGATATGTCTGTTGTTAATTACCTGCATCAAGTCAACACAAATAAGATTAAGAGAGTAACTGCACATGATTTATTGCCTGACCCCTTTCTGGTTAGTCAGCCTACAAAGATAATCCCAAGGCGAACTGCACAAAATAAATCGTTTGATTGGCAGGGTGGAGTGGCAAATGTCCCCAACGCTAAATATATAGTTAAACTTGAAAATGGTGGAGAGAGCGAGACACTTTATCTTTCGCCTACCCTAGAAGAAGCACGACAATACGTTAAGAAATACATGCCCTTCCACGATGACTTGTATGTTTATGAGAAAGATGGTCAGCTAATATATGCGCCTGGAAATACATTTAATGCAGGTTGGGCAAAATTTGAGTAAATAATGTTTAAAGAAAAAGTAATTATTGTACTATTAGTTGCATTTATTGTAATTGGAGCAATAATGGAGCGTAACCAAAAAACAATTTCTGATTTTTACCAAAAAGTCCTTGACAAATAACCAAATTTATTGTATTATATACGTATAATAATTGAGAAGGGTAACTCAAACAAAAACAAATAACCTTGATTTTTGACAGATTTTAAAACTTTTGGTTAGCGACGGCTGGCTGAATTAAGAGGGTGACCGAACAATGGGTTGATACTCCCCATAAAGTGCGCTAGGCTTGACTGATGTCCAAATGGATGAGGAAAGAGATGGTGGCTCGAAGTAGGTAAACGAACTTTAGTTTATCCCGAAAAGTTAGAGGTAAAATAAGTAATCCTCTCCCTCACATTTTTTTTAAAAGACCGCCCCTCCGTATCGGGAGCGGTTTTTTTATTTGACAAATAACACATACATAATATTATATTAAATCATGTCCATTAAATATAAGGCAATATTATATGAAACTCCGCAAGATGCCGATTTTTTATATATATCACAAATAAAGAAGGATGAACTACAAAGACCCAAACCTGTAGACTCAACTTTATTAAATAAAAGATGTTATGTAACTGCTGAGAATTATTTCTTTAAGACAAGAGGCTGGATCAAGAATGCTTACTATCATATTGAAATTGAAGATAATCCACGAATAATTGAAGCTTGACAATTTATCAAACCATGTCATAATTAAAGGCATGAAATTGATAAAAGCTCAACTCTTATGTGTACGCCTCATGGTTAAATGGGGCGTTTTTGGTGATGGCAACCTGAAGTGGAAGTGGGGAGGGTTCACGAATAAGCGGAGGACGCTAGGTGAATGTTACATTGAGGAAGGGGAGCGTAAGATTTGTTTGAGCAGGCATTACGTTGACCAAAATGATGAGGCGAGCGTAACTAATACAATTTTACATGAAATTGCCCATGCCCTAGACATAGAGGAGCGTGGAGATAGTAAGCACGACAAGCATTGGAGAAAATGGTGTAGAGTAGTAGGATGCACAGAAGAGCGATGCAACTCCAAGGCAAAAGTTAAATATTTATATAACGACAAATGTTGTGGCACTAACTTCCGCAAACATCGCCTATTTAAAGAGAACACCTATCATTGCAAGAAATGCGATAGAGAATTATTTGTCAGGCAAAGAACAGCAAAAGAATATGGTCTTAATACAGAAGACATAATATCAGTCAGATGACAAAGAAGCAAATAAAGGAAATGCAGGAGTGGATAATACATCCTGATACAACATATGTAATAGAGACAGAAGAAGAATATGAATTAGTCTGCGAAAGGATTGATAGATTATTTGATATGGCTATACAAGATAATTTAGATGATACTCTAGAAAAGTTAAATAGTAATACGCCAAATATGTTAGAGTTAAATAAGTTAGTTGATGCAGTCGATTTATGGCTGGAGAGACAGGGTCGGTAATTGGCACGGAAAATGCAGCCCGCCCCGTGCCAAAATGAAAAGATAACTTTATCCGTTTTACCCTTGACTTTCTCTGAAAAATCTATTTAATTAAAGGTATGAAAAGTAGAAAACCGCATGACCCACGTTATGACCTTGATGACTCCCGCAAAGTATTCATCTATAAGAACCTGCACAAAGATTGCTGGTCGATTAAGCAGGACGGATTGGTAAAAGCTCATTCGGATAAAGACCCGATTAATTTATACCAAGCAACTATGTATGTCAACAGCAAGGGCAGACAGAGAGTACTGAGAGAAAAGAGAAAAAATGTTCATGCAGGAATCAAGGGCTACCTTTCCCATCCTGACCCATCCTTTAAAGCTTGGGATGACATAGGATGGTGGGAAATGGCCCCCATTACCTACAATCCCTACAAGTATAAATCTTTTGTAGATAAACGAACGGAAAAACCAAGATGGTTCGCCTCGTTCGTAAAACTGTATCCAAACGAAGTAAGGGTGATATAAAAATGTTATTACAAAGCCAACTACTACAAGAACACCTCGACCACGAATTCGGGGCAAGATATGATGATGTGCGTGAGCGTTACGCCTCTGAGATTCGAGATTTAGAGGTTGACAATCTTATGAATGAATGGCATCATGAATACATGCAAAAAGTTTATGATGCAGGTTATGGAGACGATGACCAAGCATATGAAGCAGATTGGAAAAGAAGTATGGACTACGCAGACCTTAACCTTAATTGATAAAAAAATGAATATACCTAACTACGACTACTTGCAACTACATCAAGACGAATATGGCTTTACTGTTAAAGGCTATCTCAACGATGGATACCCAAAGCATTCCGTTTGTGCGGGGATGACTCGTATTGATTTCCTCGACACCTTTGACACCGAAGAGGATGCTGTTTCTGCTTTCCCTTCTTTAAAAGGAGAGGATGGAGAGATTTCTTATGGACATAAACTCTTTGATGACGAACTCAAAGATGTTTCCCACATTCCAGACACACCTGACCTATATATGTAAAATGAATTACAGCGAATTATTTTTTGAAAAACACAAGGGCGATGACATGGATTTCTTTGTAGAGCTAATTTATCGCTTCCAACAACAAGGCGTACAGTTCGAGCTTGAAGAGAGCGGTGGAGCTATAAGGCTTTTAATTAAAAAGTAAAATGGACATGGACAGCAACAGATGTGCGGTAACCGATAGCGAAGACGTTATTGATGATTGCTATATTGAAATACAATTTGGCTATGGATCGCCCAGAGATTTAGAGACATATAATTTCGGTGCGGTTAAGCATGAGATTGGGGAAGACATCCTCAAGTATATTGTTTCTCGCATGGCGCAAGGCAAGAAGCTAGAAGACTTCAAAAAGTCTTGGGCAAGTCCTTCTGAATACTAGTACCGATGGCCGAGTGGCTAGGCAGGGGTCTGCAAAACCCTTTACGTGGGTTCGAATCCCGCTCGGTACTCCATTTGGCACGGAACGTGCAGCCCGCCCCGTGCCAATCTGTCCATAAAAAAAAATTTGTTTTTTGTGCGATTACCCTTGACTTAATCGTAAAAAATGTCATACTTAATGTTATGAAAGTTAAGGTAAGAAAGACAGGAATTTTCAGTAAGGCTCGCCCTCACAAGCGTGTCAACAAAATCCTACCTAGGAAACAAAAGCACAAAAAAAGGCTTGACGTTTCCTAAAAAATCTATTTAATTATATATAACAATTAACCTCAAAAAGCTAGAAAATTATGAAGCAACTCAACCTAAACATCTGCGGTTCTGACCGCACTCAAGCCACTTATGATGAAGTTCTCGAAGTCGAGACTCCTCAAAAGACCGACACATGGACTCCCATTGGTCACGGCTTTCTCATTGAACAGACTCGCAAGCATCTTGACGAGAATGGTTTCGATATTGTGGATGAAAACCACAACCTCGCTCGTTTTGGGCAACGCTACTTTGGACTGATGCAAGTTCAAGACCGCACCGCTCCCGAAAATGCCGATAGGGCAACTATCGTTGGGCTACGCAATGGTCACGACAAGTGCTTCCCTGCTGGCATTATGGCTGGGGATGCCCCTTTCGTTTGCTCCAATCTTATTTTCAACAATGAGATTGTCATTGCTCGGAGGCATACCAAGAACATCGACAACGTCAATGTTGCTGGCAATATCTTTATGAAGATTGCCAACGCAATCGGCAAGTTGCGTGAATCTTGGATTGGTCAGGAAAAGCGTGTGAACGCTTACAAAGAATATGACCTTGGCTCCAACAAGGAGGCTAATGACCTCATCATTCGGGCGTACCAGTCGGGTGCTTGCTCCAAGACGCAAATCGCTGACATTGTGGAACAATGGAACAAGCCCAACCACAATGAGTTTACTGACCGCAATCTGTACTCTCTTTACAATTCGTTCAGCGAAGTCTGGAAAGGCAATCTCGGATTGCTCCCTGCTCGCTCAACTTCACTTCACTCATTATTCGATGCAACTGCGGAGGCTTAATCCTCCCAGTTGCCCACCTTCAACAAAAACAATTAGTTATATTAAAAGTTATGAAAAATACTGCAACTAACATCACTCAAGTAGTAACAGGCGCACAGGGGCGATTCGTTTCCCTTCTGGTTGCCAAGGGTCTTCAGCGCAAGGCTCATTCGGGAAAGGTGGCGAAAGTCACCCCAACTCACGTTTATTTCACCGACACCAATAATGGTCGTCCTAACAGGCGAGTCGCTCGTAAGAGCGTCCTGCGTACCGCTTGTGGCAAGGCGGTGTTTGCTCGCTCTGCACTTTAATTAAAAGTGCATACATCCCTTGGGTCGAGGTGGTCGGCCCGAGGGAATTGGCACGGGCCGTGCTGCACCTCCCGTGCCAAAAGTTTTTTCTAACTTTACGCATTTTTTGCTTGCGTTTTTCTGAAAAATCTATTTAATTAAGGTATGAAAATTAATCCTCAAGAAATCACCGATTACAATCGCACCGATGCCGAACTGGAATTCTTTCTGTTGTTTTGTGTCGTAGTTGCTGGGAAGAAGTCTGATACGCAAGCTCGCAAGTTGGCAGACTGGTATGATGCACGAACTCATCGTCACGATTCTCCTTTTGAGTATGCTGAGCGACTCGATGACTATGGTCAACTGCGTAAGTCTTTAGAAGAAGTTAAGATGGGGCAGTATGGTCGTCTTGTTAGCTCCTTTCAGGACATTATCTATTCGGGCTTGGATTTGCGTAAATGTACGCTCCAACAACTCTGCACCATCCGTGGCGTAAAGTTAAAGACATCAAATTTCTTCTTGACTCATTCAAGGGAAGGGTATAATGTACCTGTATTAGATACTCACGTTCTTAAATTCTTAAAAGCTGAAGGAATTAAAAACGTACCAAAGTCCACTCCGCAAGACGAGAAACTTTACAACTCTCTCGCAAAACAATTCACAACCATTGCCAAGCGTAGAAGGATGTCGGTTGCCGACCTCGACCTTCAAGTCTGGAAACAATACTCAACATCAACCATAAGGGCATAATGACTGAAACAATACCACATCCAGTAATGGAGCCAAAACTCTACGAACTGAAGATTGCATCTTCTGTTTATAATCCGCAGTACAATGTAGATTGGTGCGACAAGGTGGAAGCATGGATCACGACATTCGTGGATCACTACAACGAGGACGATACGCTTGACTATATGTTTAACTCCAAAGAAAAACTAGAAGAGTTACTTCTTCAACTCATGGAGGATCAAGAAAATGGATGAACTCACTAACGAGCAATTGAAAGTAATTTTGGATGTACTTAACGTCTACGATCCTAATGACATCAAACACGTTTACTCCGCTATGGGATCTCAAGAGTTTTTAAACGAAGTAAGCGAAACCTTCCAAAAAGTTTTGTCTTTTGTTAAAAAAGGTGTTGACCTAACAGAAAAACCTGTCATACTAGAATAATGGAAATTGAACAACAAATCGCATTAGGGTCAGGTGAGGTTGCTGACCTCATTAAGAATCACCAAGATATACTGGAGCAAGACGATAAAATTTGTGAAGTAGTAACATTTGGTAGGTATAGCCTTGAGTTTCACTTGTCTGCTGGCAATGCAGAAAAAGCTCTCTGGGAAGTTAATCACACAAAACAAAAAGTAATGCAATTCTTGGGATTAGTATAATGAATAAAACAGTAGTATTAGATACGCCACAAGCAATCGATGGGTTTCGCACCCGTATGTTAAGGAGTGCCCTCAAGCTGGAAGTCTTGGGTATGACTCGGAGGGGGCAATCGGTATACTCGATTGTCAAGCAGGAGTTTGGCTTTAAGGGGAACAAGCAACAGGTTCTCGACCAACTGCTTGCTTACATAAAAGAGCATAATATATAAGCATTCTGCCCAAGTGGTGGAATGGTAGACACTACGGACTTAAAATCCGTTGCCGTAACAGGCGTGAGGGTTCGACTCCCTCCTTGGGCACCAATTTGGCACGGGACGTGCTGCCCGCCCCGTGCCAAAAGTCAAGCACAAAAAAGATTATTTTTCTTGTTGACATTGACCCTGATTCTGTCATGATTATACGTATGAACTTATTATCAACACCATCCAAAATGCCCTGCTTTAGCTTTAACATTCCTGCGTTGAAGTTTTGTCCTGCGGCGAAAATTGTCCTAAACCTAGCCAAGAAAGCAAAGGAGGCAATGGACAAGATTATTTGCTCAAGTTGCTATGCTTGCAAAGGTTTTTATATGATGCCAAATGTTGCCGAGGCATTAAAGAACAAAGGGGATTTCATTGTCAAGTCCATCAGGAAAGATAACGGGGATTCTTTTGTGGCAGAAATGGTAAAGCAAATTCGCCTGAAGTATTACAAGCCAAATGGCGAAAAGAAAAAACTCAAGAATTGCGACACCGACCTTTTCCGTGTCCACGATGCAGGCGACCTATTTTCTGGTGCGTATATTAACTGCTGGATTCGAATCTGTGAGGCATTGCCAGATATTCGTTTTTGGTTCCCGACTCGTGAGTATGCAAGGGTTGACCAAATGCCGTACTTGCAACAATTAGCTTTATTGCAAAATGTTTGCCTTAAGCCTTCTGCTTTACGTTTGGATGAAAAAGCTCCACAGATTAAAGGGTTGGATGCTGGGACTGCTGTCTACACGTCCGAGGAAAAAGCCTTGGAAGACAATCATTACATTTGCCCTGCAACAATCCATGCCCACAGAATGGGCAAAAAAGAATGGAGAAAGGTTGACAAGAAAGAAAGAGCGACCCTCTCATCCTGTGCTGGCAATGGTTGCAAGCTGTGCTTTATTAAAGGATGTAAAAAAGGTATTGCATATATGGCTCATTAATGCTATTATTTAACGTTAACCTCAAAACATAGAAAAAATGAATGGGCCTAGTTATTATTATGAGTATAATTGTAATGTATATTATTATAAATGATTAACTATAAATACTATGTGGAAGTTATCAGGAACTACGAAGAACTCCTAGATGCAGGCTACAGTGAGTTTCAGGCGGCCTATCTCCTGGGAACCGTCTTGCCCGCGGAAACGGCCCTGCTTATAAAACAGGGGTATTTTCAGGTTCTTAATAACTAAGCAAATACGGTAAATATAGCGCTTCGGGCCAGATCCCCCACGCCCCACGAAAGGTATGGCGTGGATGGGATTTGGCACGGGACGTGCTGCCCGCGCCGTGCCAAAAGTCAAGCCGAAAAAAGATTATTTTTCTCAAGAAAAGCCTTGACTTTAAACCCCTATAGTCTATTATTGGAGATAGTTAATTGAAAGACTTTTATTGTGTCCGCGTAGTTTAGTCAGGTCTAGAACAGCGCCTCCTTTACTTCATCTATTCTAGATAATGGTGGAGCAACCTGATCAGTTGTGGGATAGGCGAAGACGAGGGTTCGAATCCCTCCGTGGACTGCTTTTTCTGTAGATCGAAAGATTGAACAACGAGGCGTCAGCACACGCCTACAACCCGAAGGGGAGAGAGAAAAAGGTACAACACACAATTTAGCATTGACACAAACACAAAAAACTGCATAATTAAAGTTATGAAAAAAATTATAAAAAGAATCATCAACTTCTTCCGTAAACCACAACAGCCAAGCGAACCATTCACGCTTACCTATCGGAAGATTAACGGAGAACTTGAAACCTATAAGCTACGCAACCTGAACTATTGGAATTACTTCGGTAACCAACGAGAGAACTGGGAAAACGTAGGTATCCGTGCATATTGCTACGAACGTGAGGGCATTCGCTCATTCCGTTATGAAGGCATCATCTCTATTACAAACAAATGAAAAAGTTTATATTATTAGCCTTATTGATTGCCACTCCCCTTAGTGGGCAACGCAATCGCCACGTAGTCGAGGAATGGAACACCACGGCGATTAACCTTTCCGACAGCTTTCTATCGGGTAATGCGTGGCATTACCTTGAGTGGTTCGGGGCATACTTCCAAACAGAGGATTGGTGGATTTATCATTGCGACAAAGGTTGGCTCTATCCCGAAGGCGATGAGAATTGTGGTGTTTGGCTTTTCTGGGAAAATGAACAGAGTTGGGTGTGGACGCATGGCGACGTGTATCCTCAAGCATGGAACCCACAAACCCAACAATGGTTTAATTTCTGTACGCTCTAGATTTGGGCACGGGACGTGCAGCACGCGCCGTGCCAACCTAGCCTCAAAACTTTTTTCATCTTTTTTGCGATTAGCCTTGACTTTATTTATTTTTCCGTCATACTAGATGCATAGAAAGTTAAAAAATGAGCAAGAAAATTATGAAAACCCGTCAATCCTCCAAGTATGGCAAGAAGGCTTCTCATACAGGCGACCTGCCATTGGTGGAATCATTAACTCACCCGAACGTCATGGTTCGCCCAAAGGTTCGTGAAGCACAAGAACGTAATGCAAAAAAGTAACATGGAAACCATAGACGTAACACCAACATGGGAGGCTCTTATGCCAGCCATGGTTGCAGTCCTCCGAAACCCCAAGGCCTCTTCCGAGTCCGTCCGTGGCATCACGGAGGAACTTACTCGCCTTGCCAAAATTGTAGACAGCCAAAACTCATGAGAAACGAAAGCTTCGAATTACCACCGCAAGACATCCTTGACTTATTGGATGATTTTACCCGTGCCCGTGAGGCATTAGTGCAGGGACTTAAAAAGCTTGGTTTTTCTGATGAACAAGCTTATGCAAAGATAATGCGACATCAAACAGAGACGCAACAGATATATAGGGCATTCAAAGAAGATCCTGATTTTCGTGAGGCGACCTATGATTGGAAAGGCCGAAAAAAAGTAACAATTACGCATAAAGACCTTGACACCGAGGCATAAATCCACATAATTAAAACCATGATTAAATTAGAAAAAGCACTCGCAGAACTCGGACTCGACCGCTCCTTCTTTGATGAACTCAAGGCAGATATTGAAGCTGAGAAGATTGTTACTGAAAATGGCTTACTGCCCACAACCAAAGAAGATGTTCAAGATGAACTTGAGCAGTTGGATACCAAAGTGGATACTGACCCCATTGATGAAGATGACGAGAGTCAAATCGACATGGACGCAATTTCACCCCACATGAGAAAGCTGTACGAGTAATGTGGATTGTGCCATTCATTGGACTCGTTGTCTTTGCTTATTTAATGATAAAAGTTATTGAAGTAAATGAAAGCCGTTAAATTTACATATCCACGAGAACTATCATTTGCACATCCTGACTATAAGGTTGCATGTGATGAAAAAGAAACTCCCACCATTGGCAGGGACAGCAAGACATATCTGATGGTATGGAACACAATCAAAGAGATTCACGACTATTATTGTTTTGAAGACGATATATTTTATAGCGTGAGAGAATATTGGGACAGGGCAGAATAATTATGCATACAATAGACACAATAGAAACAGATCCCGCCATTAAAGAGTTAAACCTAACAAGGGCGCAATTGATTGATTATTGTCTTGATATGATGTATCATGGGGATGAAGAGGAGAAAAAAGAAGCTGAAGAAAAGCTTCGTGTGCTTTGCCCAAAGAGGGATTAGAATTTTGTATAAACATATGCATTGAGGGTTGTTTGCCTCTTGTTATAACTGGCCCCTGTCGAGGTAGTCGATGCCCTCGGCAGGGGTTCTTTTTGTATAAGTCAAGTGGCCCGTTTTGCCCATTTTCTGCAAATAGGCTAAATAGGTAAGCTCCAAATATTACCCCTAAGGGGCAACCTGCGGGGGATTTAGCAATCCCAGGATTGGCACGGGATTTGCAGCCCGCCGCGTGCCAAAAAAAACTTTATCTTTTTTGCAGAAAAGGGTTGACTTTATTTAATTTTCTGTCAAACTAGGGGAAACTTAAGATTAACCTCATATTATAAAAACCATGGAAAAAATTACCGACACCAACCAAATCGCCAAAGACGCATTCGACGCAGGATGGGAAGGTCGCGAGTCCGCTTCTATGCCTGCCCGCTATGCGGATGAGGGCGACAACTGGAGGGTCTGGGCTGATGAGTATCAGTCAGGCGAGCGTGACGCACGCCAAGATGCTCAGGAGTTTCTGGCGGACGCCCAGTCCCCTGATGCTACTGGCCAGAACCAGTGGAGGCAGGACGAAGCCGTGGATCTCGACTATGGTTACCACGCCTTTCACGATATGTGAGATTGGCACGGGGCGTGCAGCCCGCCGCGTGCCAATTGCATTTGTATGCATTTTGCATATATCTTAAGGCAGGCAAAAAAACTTCATCTTTTTTCATTTAGGGGTTGACTTTATCAAAAAATCTGTCAGACTAAGATCATGAAAAGTTGGAAAAGAAAAGTAGTTTGGATGTCCTTGCCTGAGCCTCGCTTGGACTGGGAAACCTTCAAAAGAGTTTGCAGTCACTTGAGCGTTGAAGACGCAAGGGAACGAGCGATTATAGTAATGGAAAGAATACAAAAGAAAAAATCATGAGTAAACACGACCAACCCGAAGACACCACCTACAACGGCTGGAAGAACCATGCGACATGGAATGTCGCATTGTGGATTTCAAACGACGAAGGACTTTACAATTTTGCAAAGGACTTTGACTCTTACGGAGAATTTCAACAAACCTTGAGAGATGTTGACTTTATCGAAACCCCTGACAGGGTTGCCCTTAACGATTCCGCTTTGGACATCGAAAGGCTGGACGAATTAATCGCAGAAATTGTTTAAAGCCATGAAAGAACAAACTTGGAAACCATATTCAGAAAACGTAAAATTCTACTTGACAAAAACCTAAAATTAGTACATTATTATTACCATGAAAACATTCGATAACCTAGTATTCAAAGACCACCCAAACACCGCTGGCGGACTAATGGCTCGCCTTAACTTGGGTGATTATCAAGTTTCTGTCGTGACCATGAAGGGTGACAAGCCCCAGTATGGTGGACTCTATGGCTCGCAACTCGCAGGGACTTATGAAGTTGCCGTTTTCGGCAAGGAGGGAATGATTGCCCTGTCAGAATGGGACGATGTTCTTGGCTGGCAGACACCCGAACAGATTACAGCCATGATGGCAACAATCCAAGAGGGTAATGGTGCAAGCCTCAACAAAGATAAGGCAGTTATTTAAAATTTGTTTGTATATGCATGGTGCGCCCTGTCGAGGTTGGTGGTTCTCCTCGGCAGGGCTTTTTTGGCACGGAACGTGCAGCCCGCCCCGTGCCAATTGGCTCTATGACTGGGCTGGCGGGCGGTCATTAGCTATTTTCATGCCTACGTAAGTTTTACTTATGCGAAAGAATTTAATGATTTTTTTCTTGCGATTTTCCAAAAACTCTATATTCTTAAGGTATAAAATCAAACTAGAAAGTAAAAAAACCATGACAAAAGAAACACTTAATCAAATCGTATCCGACCATTGGGAATCTGCCAAGCGTGGAGACGCCTTTGCAATTTCCGCAATTATCGGAGCGCAAGACGAATTGAAAAAGATTGCCAAGCTGGAAGCTGACATGGCTTTCGGCAAGATCATCAGCAACGAAGTAAATTGGGAAAAGGGGATTGCATAAATGAAAGTTTACGTATTAGCTAGAATCGGGTGCATCGAGTGCGGTGTCCCATCAGACATCCTGGGCGTGTTCAAGTCCAAAAAGCAAGCTAAAGCCTTAAAGGCAAAACAGCAATGCACTTGGAACGAATTCGGGGGAGATGGATATTATGCTATCTTCAAAAGAAAAGTGTTGACAAAGAAGCAAAACCTGTCAGAATAGAACTATGAAAAGATTAAAAGTTATAAAACCACTCCGCATAAATGAGCATCTCCTTGAAGTGGGCGATGTCTTTGATGTTGCCGAAGTCAAGGAGGATGCCTCGACCAAGGCAACTTTCTTCCGACCCTCGAATGTCGCAGGAATGCCCAAAGGCACTTTCTGGCTATTCACCAACAAAACATTTAAAGTTATAGCATAATGATTAAAATCCAAAGACACGCAAACCTTGACAACTGGATAAATGTCAGCATTTACAACAAGCTCGTTGACCAGTTTTCTTCTCGCATCCATGCTGTTCGCTACGCTAAAAAACTTGCACAAGAACGAAGGATGCAAGTATTAGACTTGGACAACAAGGAAAAGACCCACAAGGAACTTTTAAATGATAGTTGAGATTGTGCTAGTCATAATTATGGCGACTATTGTTTACGCTTATATTACCCGCTAGGGAAGAGCGAAACAGGAGCCACCCAAATAGCCCCATAGGGGAGCGCAGAGGGCTTGCCCTCTGCTTTAGGAATTGGCACGGAACGTGCAGCCCGCCCCGTGCCAAAAAAACTTTATTTTTTTTGCAATTAGCCCTTGACAAATGCGGAAAATGTGGTAGACTGTAGTATAGTTAAAATTAAAACCACAAAAATTATGCACCAATTAAAAATCGATATAATCAATCCAGAAGACAATTCCGTAGTCAAGTCTGGCGTCACAATGGAAACAGATGGCAAGCTCTCCGTCTCGGAGATGAACGACATTCTCTTTGCTCAGGGTGGCAACGTGTTTCGGGTTGTCGAAGTTATCAAGCAAGACCCAGTGCTGCCTTGGAATCTTTTTTAAAAAAACCCTTGACAATTTGCCTTATTTCTGAGATAATTCTTTTAAATTAAGATTAACCGCACAAAAAAAATCATCATGACAATCCAAGACCTCGCCCATCAAGATTCGACCGAACGTGCCACCGCCCTGCACGGATTTAACGCTTGGCTCGATGCCCAGCAACCCACGCCTGCCGAACAGGAGGAAATTCTTAACCACATGCACGAGGAAGATTTGGCCCGTCAGGCCGAGCGCCCTTTCTCTTCACTCACCCAGCAACTCGCACATTAATTATTATGCAAATGTTCAAAGCCACTCACTTCATCATTACCCCCCACGCTGGCAATTCTGCTTGCGGGTTTGGATTTTCCAAGTCCCCGCAGAAGGCCATCAAGGCGGCCAAGCTTTCGGCTTGGGACGGCCTTGCTCGCTGGGATAACGAGCATGGTCATTGCTCGTCCATCGGTGGGGAAGTCACCCACTTGCTGGATGCTCGCAATGAGCGAGTCCTGCACCAAGACCTAGACCTCTAGGATTGGCACGGGACGTGCAGCCCGCCCCGTGCCAAAAAAAACTTTATTTTTTTTGCATTTAGGGGTTGACTTTATGAAATTTTCTGTCATACTATAGTCATGATTAAATTAGAAACCACATTAAAAAAGGGCGACATTGTTACCGCCAGCACAGGAGAAATTTACGAAATCGAGGAGATTGTCATTCACCCAACTTGGGGCGAAGTTGCCAACTGCCGTTTGTATCGCTCACAAGTCAGGCATGGCATCCGTTGCAAAGGATTAAAAAAACATCCATTTTTTTCCTAAAAGCCTTGACATTGCAGGAAATTCTGTCAAACTATTAAAAGATTAAGATTAAAACCACAAACCAAAAAACCATGCAAAAAACAATCACCCAATTAAACAACCTAATCCGTACCGCCAAATGCGGAACCGACTTGACTATTGCCCGCACAATGGTTCAATGGTCGGACGTTCCGCAAGCCATTAAGGTGGATTTTCTGGCGAAGATTGCCACCAAACGAAAATTTGTTTAAACCACAAAACAGAAAGTAAAACCTATGACCAAGAAACATTTTGAACTTATCGCCCAAACACTCAACAAGGCTCACCAGCACGACCACAACAAGAACGTGGTCGAGGCAATCGCCTTTGACCTGTCAGTAAAATTTCAGGATCTCAACCCAAACTTTGACCAAACCCGATTTGTCGAAGCTGTTACCAAACAGCATCAGCCTTTAGTTTCGTGATATGGGTTCGCCCGTCGAGGTTGGTGGTTCTCCTCGGCGGGCATTTCTTTTTGGCACGGGACGTGCAGCACGCGCCGTGCCAATTGGCTCTATCACTGGGCTGGCGGGCGATGGACAAAAGATAAAAAAAAGTGAAAAAAAGTGAAATTAACCCTTGACTTTGCAAAAAATTCTGTCATACTATTATTATAACAATCAAAAAAGAAAGTAAAAACCACATATGCAATTCATCATCCAACCACTCACCGATCACGGCAACTACTGCCTGACTGTTTTTAACTGCGGTTATCGCATCGCAATCCACAACTCCCAGAGTCGCAAGTATATCAAGCGAGTGATTCGCAAGTATACCGACAGGATGGCAAGCCCATCCCATGCTGGACATGGCAAGCCTGTTCACGTCATCTGGAACTAAACCCTAACTTGTATTAAAAATGATTAAAATTAACGATATCGTTCTCACCGCACAAAACAATCTTTGCAAAGTGCAAGCCATTCGCAGTAAAATTGCTTTGCTCAAGGGCGTTGGCTCCGACAAAAAGCTAATTGCTTGCGTAAAGGATCTCCGCACCCTCAAGCCCTTCCACGGAATCACAACCATTATTTAAGACATGGCAGTCAAAGTTACATACGAAAATCTTTACAAGTACAGGGAAACTGGCGACAAGTTTGTTTCTCACATCCGCACCCTGAAGGGTGGAGATCCAGACATCCGCACTACCTGGGCAAAGGACATGGAACAAGCCTGGAAGCATATCACTTCTTGCTCTCGTGATGGTCGAGAAGCCTACAAGATTGTAAAGGTCGAGGAAAAGACCGAACAGGAATATGCAGATTATTCGCTGATGCAGGAGCATATGTATCAGGAAATTTCTCGTCACCATCGGATGGGGATTGAGTAATTCCCTTGACATTTTTTAATTTCCTGCCATACTTAAAGACATGGAAAATCAAATTGAATCACCTTTTGTCCTGACCTCCTTGAATCAGCACAACATTATTTTACGCAAGGACAATCCGTTTTATGAACCGACTGGTCGAGACATGCCAATGAGCATTGACTGCGTTCTGTCGAACAAAGACAGGCTGGAAGAAGTAACCGACCAACTGGGGCTGCCCGAATCGGATTGTGTTTGGGTGTTACACGACGAGTAAGTTTTTACTTACTAAACTTATCGACCGCTAGCCCGCTCTATGACTGGGCTGACAGCCGATAGGTTTTTGGCACGGAACGTGCAGGCCGCCCCGTGCCAAATGGCTCTATCACTGGGCTGGCGGCCGATACTTAGGTAAGTATTAACTTATATTAAAAGTAGTATTTATTCCGAATTAAATTCGAATTAAATGGATTAAATGATTTCTCCCCGAATTTTTGACAATTTAAAGAGCTTTAAACGATTTTTTTTGAAATTATTTTGCTGTTTGGCTCTATTACTGGGCTCGTGGCTCGATTTTGTTCTCGTATTTTTCCAAAAATGCTTTATAATGTATTACATAGAAAATTGAGAAAGACCTTTTAAGAACCACAAACCAAAAAAAACCATTATGAAAAACATCGCTGACCTTCCGCAAGAATTCCAGAACCTCTTTGCCGAGCTTAAAGCCGAGCAAGACATTCACGAAGCCATTGACGGCACACAAACAAAAGCCTCGAAGGAGGACATTCTTGACGAAGTCGTTTTGCTCAAGACCGACGTTGACGTTGACCCTATCGACGAAGACGACGAAGAGCAGATTGACATGACCGCAGTCAGTCCTGCCATGCTCGCCATGTTCAGCTAAACCTATTAACTTATATTAAAAATGATTGATTTATTTTTATTTCTCGCAGTCGGTCTTATTTGGTTTGTGTGGGGCTTGCAAGTCGCTTGCTCCCACATCTCAAAGGATTGAGCGGTGCAAGCACTCCCCCCCCATTAATCAAAAAAAAGCCCCCCCGCAAAAAAAAATCTTGAGGGGGGGGTGGTTATTTTCATAATCAAACCCTATAAGAAAAAATAGGAACTATAGCATAACGTATAGTGGACGAGATACAGAGGGAAGACGTAAGCCTTAAGGAGTAGGCACGTTCGCGAAATCAGGAACCTGTGGGGCTCCTTCTTGAACGTTAGCCCCGCCCAAAATCTGACTTTCTGCACGGACTTGAGCAAGATCACTGCGGATCTTATTAACCGTCTCTTCGTCAGCAGTACTAACGACTTGAGCGGCTTGCGCGCGGCATTGATTCTCGATTGTAAGCAAAACTTGATTAAATTGCAAATTTGAAAACATTTTAGTTGCAACAAATTCGGTAAGCTCTGTCCGTTCTTCTTCGGACAGCACTGCGGGAGTGTTTTGTGTTTCTTCCATAATATGTAATATTAAAAGAAACTAATTAGAAATCCAGTCAAAAGGATAAGTTTTTTCGAAATTGATAATATAATAAATCTTAGATTCTCGGACAGTTGTTTTCGGTCGATAATTAATGTCTCTTAACAGGATTGTTAAGTCATCAACATAAACTTTCTTAATACGAACTACAATATTAGAGGCATCTTTATTAGAAAACGTCTCCTCGGAATATCTCTCACAAATGTCAACCGCTTCCATTCTTTTTGTTGTTATCCTGTTCCAGTAACAAGGCCACTTCGTTTATTTTCCCTTCTTTAATATATTCTGCGGGAGTCTTATTGTTTAGTTCTGAGCGGTTTTTGCTCAGCCATTTTGCTGCGCCGTATAAAGAGAAGCTGGACGTGATCTTTTTCATAAGCTCAATTTTGTTCATAAAATGCTCTTTGATTATAATACAAATCTTTTTGGTATTTTTTTATTAATATTTGCTGTTGTTGAATAATTTTCTCTTGTCCCCTGCTTATTTTAATGAGATCATAGATTGCAAGGTCTGCCTCGAGTAAGAGTTTATTATGTTTTTGCAGTTCTTCTTGGTAGGATTTATAGTTCTCTTGGATATAGTACTTATATAAATAGTGTTGTCCAACGGTATAACTTAAGAAAAGTATAAAAAATATAGACCTCACATTTAAATATACACAGGAAGAGTGTATTATATAGCGATGGCAAGAAAAAAGGCTTCTCATTTACAGGAAGAAAATTTGAAAGCACAAGACTTTAATGGTCTTATGTCTCATTTTCATGTTCAGTCCAAAAGGCTAACAGAAAAGCAGAGGCAATTTCTGGAAATAGCGCTAGACCCCGCAACAAATATTATTTTTTGTGCTGGACCCGCTGGCACGACTAAAACCTACGTTGCAGTCTATTCAGCCCTACGATATTTAAGTTCAAATGTAGACCTCGACTTGCTCTACGTTCGAACAGTGGTGGAAAGCGGAGAAAGAAACCTTGGCTCTCTTCCTGGTGACATAGATGAAAAATTTAATCCATACATGGCTCCACTAGATGATAAACTGCGAGAAATGATTAAGCCGTCAATTATTCCAGAGCTAATATCTAAATCAAGGATCCAAGCAATGCCTATTAACTATTTAAGAGGAGCAAGTTGGAATAATAAGATTGTTGTGGCAGATGAAGCACAAAATTTTACTTTTAAAGAATTAACTACTTTAGTCACGAGACTGGGAGAGAGTAGCAAGCTTATCATTTGCGGGGACTTCCTTCAATCAGATATTAATGGAAAGACAGGGTTTAAGACCATGTTTAATCTGTTTAATGATGAAGAGAGCAAAAAGAAGGGGATACATACTTTTGGGTTTACAAGAAAAGATATAAAGCGAAATAAAATTTTAAGTTTTATTATTGGTAAACTTGAAAGTGTGGAGCGTAGTTAGTGTATTAAGATACAACATGGACATTATTATTGCTGCCTCAATAGGAGCCGTTGCCACAATTGGGGCGGTTATTCTCAAGACGTACCTGCAGGCTTTTTTGGAAAAAGGTAAGCTTCAAAAGCATACCGTTCAAAATGAAGACGTTTATCGGGCGCTTGAGTATTCGCGCACGGAAATAGAATGCGATAGGGTGGTGGTTTATGAATTTCATAATGGAGATGTTTATTATTCAGGAAGTTCTCAGCAAAAATTTAGCAATACTTACGAAGTCTTGTCTGAGGGAGTAAGTTCTGAACTCAAAAACCAACAAAACTTAAGGGTTTCTTCTTTTAATAGATTTATTAAGCCTTTAGTGGATGAAGACGAATATGGTTTTTGGGATATAGATCAAGTAGAAGACATCGTAACAAAAACTTTTTTTGAAGATCAGGGCACTAAAAGTTCTTATTGTGTAGCAATCCAGTTGTTAACTGGTAAAATTATTGGGATACTAGGTATAGACTACGTTAAGGGAGGGAAAAAGCTAAATGCCCAACAAAAGAATTTTATTAAAAATCAGTCCTGTATTATCGCAGGCTATTTAAAAGCTTAAAAAAAAACTTATAATATTGGTATGAATGTAGAATATTGTCAGCACTGTGGGTACAAAAATGTGTACGCGGGTATGGTTCCGAATTTCTGTGGGAGCTGCGGCCAGTCTTTGAACGGTTCAGTTGCTAGTGGTCCTACAATTCGTCGACCTCGCCAATCCGCGCAAAATGTAGAGGCCGATGCTGATCGTGAAATAGATAGAGTACCTTTGATAAATAAGTTAGAATATGAAATAGAAGGAGTAGGAGCTCAAAAAATGAAATTAAGAGATGTCATGTTGGAGCAGCCTTCTGAAAATAAAGTCAAAAGATCTAATCAAAGCCCTGATCGGCCGATAGCAGGGCCTAAAGACGTATTGATGGAGAGTATGGATATCTGCAAAAGCGCTAGAACCAAACCTCCTGAAGACGTTGAGTAAAAAGAAAAAAGAACCGAAACTAACCTACGCAGATAAAGCGGAGGTAATAGACGCGGAGTTAGCCAAACGAAGCCATAAATGGTTTCTCAACTCTGTTGCGTGGATGGACTATGACGATGTCAAGCAAATCATTCGCGCCCATATCCACAAAAAATGGGATCAATGGGATCAATCCAGGGCATTAGAGCCCTGGTTAAATAAAATTATCTCTAATCAATTAAAAAACATTTTAAGGAATAACTACGGGAACTATGTTCGCCCGTGTTTAAATTGTCCCTTTAATCAAAGTGGGCCACCGACAGAAGACAAGGACGGTCTTTGCGGCTTTACTGCTAGCGGTCTCCAATGCAATGAATGTCCGCTTTATGCAAAATGGGAGGTTACAAAAAAATCAGCATACATGACTAAGATGGCCGTGACCATAGAACATCATTCGCAAGAGGCTTTCTCGCTACCAGAAACCTCTTATCCGTGCCTTGAGGATGCAATTGGTAGAGTGCATGGTCGGATGAAGGACATGTTGAACGAGAAAAAGTATAAAGCCTATAAAATGTTATATATAGATAATCTATCAGACAGAGAAGTTGCTGAGGCCATGGGGTATAAAACATCAGAAACAGGCAGAACGGCAGGATATAAACAAATCCGCAATCTTAAAAAGTTTTTTAAAACAACCGTAGAAGAACTTCTTCAAAAAGAAGATATAATTATTTCATCAAATGGAAAAAGAACTTACTGAGCAACAGAAGGCGTATATAGATTCCAATCACAAGACCATTTCGGACTTAATTGAATTAACTCGAAAAGTTTTCAATGACGATTCTTTAGATGGGAGGACTAAAGAGGGTAAGCTTGTTCGAGAATATTTGGTAGAGTGTGGGTTTAAATACAATACCACAAAAAAGAAAAAAGCAAAAAGAATCTTATTGGATGATGACGAGAAAGAGTTTATTGAGCGTTCTGCACAAGATGGCATGAACGCCTATCAAATCGCATGTATTTTATGGCCCGAGAGCCACATTACTCCCCTCAGCAAAGAAACCTTGGTAGTTGGAGAGCATATTAAGCAGCAACGACCAAACCTACTTCAAATGGAAGACTCTGCTTTGGGGAAGAAGTATCAACCCCCGCAGACTCAATTGGCAGCAGTAAAGCTAGTTAATGAATATACTCACAGTAAATTAAAGCCTGATAAGCTAGCATTGAGAGAAAGAAAGTGCGTGGAATCAGTTTTGCAGTTTTTATCTTCTCCTCGACTATTGCAGGTCATCAATAATTATACGGACATTACAGACAGGGAGCTATTTGAGGCAGAGTTTATTCGCACGACTTGGGACAAACCAGATCTAACAGCAGATGAAATAAATCTATATATCAATGTATGCATAGACTATGTTAATCTAAAGAATATAACTAAAGCAATGGAAAAACTAAATAGAATGTTCCATGAAGCAGAGGATCAGAGAGATATGACAGTAAGACTTGCTGAGTTATTAAAAACTAAAAGCGACGAATACAATCAATGTGAAAAGAGAATGGAGTCGCTCATCAACCGTTTAAACGGTGACAGAGCGCGAAGGATACAAGGCAGACAAGAAGAGAATGCATCTATCTTATCTTTAGTACAATTATTCCAGGATGAAAATGAGCGTCAAATTATGTTAAGAATGGCAGAAATGCAAAAAGAAGTAGTAGCAGCAGAGGCTTTAAATATTGAATCCATGCCAGGCTGGAAAGCTCGTGTTCTTGGGATTAGTAAGGGCGATGTAACATGATCGACCCTTTGAAGGATAACCTTTACTGTAAGATTTGTAGTGAAAAATTCAAATCAGAAAGGTCATTGCATTCACACTTCAAAAAACATAAGCTTATTGTAGCAGAATACTATTGTCAAGAGTACCCGCGAATTAACAAATTAACAGGCGACCCCCTTCCTTTTAAGAATAAGTTTGATTACTTTACGAAGGATTTTACTACACGGGAGCAAATGATTAAATGGATTAGCAAATCCCCCGAAGACGAAGTCAAGGACTACATTGTTAATCAGTTAAGTTTTCGTATTCAAAATAAAAAATTGAGATATGCTCCGTTTCACCTTGAATTAGAAATGTTAAAATTACCTTCGATTGACATATTTATCGAATATTTTAATACTTACTCTACTGTTTGCAATGAACTTGATATAGAGCCATTATTTAAACGAGGGCTTAAGTCTCCTGAGCAATTTTTTGAGAGGAACAAAAAATTTGAAGACATTCCTATATTTGTAGATACTCGAGAGCAGAAGCCTCTTGAATTCAAAAATGCCCAGCCCATGAAGCTGGACTTCGGGGATTATACTACAGGAGGTAAAAATTATACATATACTTACGTTGACCGCAAGAGCGAGTCAGACTTCAAGGGAACGCTAAGCCAAGGGTTAGAACGGTTCAAAAAAGAACTCGATAGGGCTCGGGAGTTCAAAAGCTTTTTATATATTGTTGTAGAAAGCGATATCAGGAAGATTCAAAAAAATAATATTTTTGGGGCACACAGGTCAAACCTAGAATATATCTTTCATAATTTAAGGGCGCTCACTCACGAATACCATGACGTGTGTCAGTTTATATTCACAGGCAACAGGCAAAACTCTGAAACGTTAATACCTAAACTACTTCTTGGAGGAAAGAGTTTATGGAACATAGATTTTCAATATTTTATTGACAAATATGGAATTGATAGTCAGGACTAAGTATGGGGGTGCGCACTTTAAGTGTCTGCCTGGATTTATAAATCTTTTTAAAGATAGGAGGTTTATCGTCAGGGAGGGAATGTTTGAAGTCTATAGAGAAATGGAGTATTATGATATTTATATTAAACCACATGATGTTTGGTTAGATTTAATGTACGCGCATAACGAAGGCTTTCTTGAGCCTTCAGAATTAAGGAATTGGCCATGAGCTGGGAGATAGGAAAACAAAAG